GCTATGGGCTGGTTGAAGAAGGCGTATATTGACAACGATCCCAAAGATGGTTCACCTAAAGTCGGAGATATAGGCTATGTCTAAGAAATCAGTTATCGGGCATTCCCCTTATAGAAGGACTGATCTGCATATTGATGAAGCTGCTGACAAGTTTACAATCAATACTGTTCAAGATGTAGAACCTATTATAGAAGCAAATAAAAGAAAGTATAACGAATATGGTGATAAGCTATCCGTAGGCAAGCGCGGAGAGTGGCATCATGCAGCATCTATTCCTCATAATATATGGGAGCAGTGGATGCAAGATACGAATGGAGCGATTGAAAAAGACCCCAAGCTGCTTGCACGGTATCTTAATGATCCCGATAATAAATATTTTAAAGTAGCACCAACTAATATATAAGGTAAAAGATATGACTGACTTCATCGACCTAAGCAACATTTTTAGACCTGGGACAACCCATACATTATCCGCAACGACATCCAGTGGTTCAACCGCAACTTCTGCATTTGGAGCGGATACAAAGATAATTATGGTAACTGCAACTGCTGCTTGTTTTGTTGCTTTTGATCCAGATCGTCCTGCTGCAACATCCAGTACTTATATCGCAGCTGGTACACCTTACTTGTTTCGTGTAGGTGCTGCAGCCCAGGGTGCAGCGATTACTGGTACAGGCACAGCATCAGTTTATATTACTGAACTGGCTAGCTAATGGCGATAAACACTTACGCCACTCTCAAGACAGCGGCGGCTAACTGGCTTGATCGATCTGATCTGGACGATCGGATACCAGAGTTTATAGTTCTGGCTGAAGCCTTGTTCAATAGAACATTNTGTTCAATAGAACATTGCGGATCAGGGCTATGGAAACTACTGTGGCGGATGCTACTCCTAGTGGATCAAAAGAGGATGCGTTACCATCAGGGTATCTCCAGATGAGGGAAATACATCTTGCGACCAGCCCGATTGCATCCTTAGCTTATATCACACCAGAAATAATGTATCGGATAAGAGCGGGCAGCACAAGTGGCAAGCCCAATAGTTACACGATATTAGGCGATAATGTATTGTTTGGTCCAACACCAGATAGCGCTTATGATTATAGTATGACTTATTATAAATCATTTACTGCCCTTAGTGATGCTGCTACAACTAACTGGATAATACTAAATGCACCTGACCTTTATTTGTATGGTACATTGCTTCAGGCAGAACCATTTTTAATGAATGATAACAGGGTTGCATTATGGGAAAGGGCTGTACGTCAGATTATATCTGATTTACAAGAACAAGATAATAAAGATCGGCACTCAGGTTCTGAGATGCGGGTTATGAATACAGGTGGGTACTACTAATGGGACTAGAAAGCGCAACATACATTGATGAATTTGTAAGTACAAATCCACTTGCAGCGGATAACGTATCGCAAGGCGATAATCATCTTCGTCTTATAAAGGCTGTTTTACAGTCATCGTTTCCGTCTGTAGATATGGCTGTGAATGCTATTCATTCTTCAGATTCGGCACCAGCTGTAGCTATTACAGCGGGATTGGTCTGGTTTGATACCAGCGCTAACCTCTTAAAGATAAGAAACGAGGCTAATGATGCTTGGGTAACATTAGCTGTTTCACCAGTTACGTCCAACAGTGTAGATATAAATGCTGGTACAGTAGATGGTGCGATAGTTGGTGGTAGTTCGGCTGTAGCAGGAACATTCACAACGCTGACAGCAAATACCTCCCTAACAATGGCAGAGGATGCCACCATTATATTTGAAGGCGCGACTGCTGATGCCTATGAAACCACACTGACCGTTGTAGACCCAACGGCAGACAGGACTGTATCTATACCTAATGCTACTGACACCCTGGTTGGCAAGGCGACTACAGATACCTTAACAAACAAGTCTATAGATTTAGGCACTAATACATTAACCGGCTCTCTTGCTGAGTTTAATAGTGCTTTACAAAGTGAGAGTTTCGCATCTCTAACAGGATCAGAAACTTTAACTAACAAAACCCTGACAACTCCAACATTAACAACGCCTGTAATTAACACTGGTGCGTCGTTGAAGAACGGGTCTTCTAGTGCTGGTTATGCAGACTTCTATGAAGATTCAGATAATGGTACAAACTATGTCAGACTAATTGGGCCTGCTTCTACAGCAACTGTGACAGTCACTCTTCCAGCTGCAGCCGATACTCTTGTGGGTAAGGCAACAACTGATACTCTTACTAATAAATCAATCGATTTAGGGACAAATACTCTCACTGGTTCGCTAGCAGAATTTAATACGGCACTACAAAGCGAGAGTTTCGTATCATTAACAGGTTCTGAAACCTTAACGAGTAAAACTCTTACAAGTCCTGTATTAAATACAGGTGTTTCTGGTAGTGCTGTACTTGATGAGGATGACATGTCTTCCGATTCTGCAACTAAGGTTGCTACACAGCAATCAATCAAGGCTTATGTTACTGCTCAAATTACAGCAGAAGATTTAGATATTACCACGGATAGTGGTACTATAGATATTGATCTTAATTCCGAAACACTAACCATTGCTGGTGGAGAGGGAATAGATACTTCCGCATCTGGAACAACGGTAACAATTGCTGGTGAGGAAGCAAGTACCTCTAATAAGGGTGTTGCATCTTTCTCCTCCGATAACTTCTCTGTCTCCTCTGGTGCAGTAACCATTAAAGACGCTGGTGTTGCTAACGCTGAGTTAGCTAACATGGCTGCTAATACCATTAAGGTCAGAGATGCAAACTCCTCTGGTGCGCCTTCAGATGTAGCATTAGCGACTACTCAACTCCTTATAGGAGATGGCACAGGCTTTACTGCTGCTGCATTGTCTAGTGATGTAACTATGACCAACGCTGGTGTGGTTACGATTGCTGATAATGCTGTGTCTCTAGCTAAGATGGCAGGTCTTGCAAGAGGCAAGATTATATATGGAGACTCAAGTGGTGATCCTGCTGCACTTGCAGTTGGCAGTGCTGACTATGTTCTGACAAGTGATGGAACTGATATTTCATGGGTTGCTGCAACTACTGGTGATATTACCAGTGTAGTTGCTGGAACTGGCATGACCGGTGGTGCAACTTCTGGTGCTGCCACACTGAATGTTATTGGTGGAACAGGGATTACTGCTAATGCAGATGACATTGAGATTGACTCTACCGTTACAACTTTAGTTGGATCACAGACTTTAACGAATAAAACTTTAACTACTCCTGTAATTAATACGGGCGCATCATTGAAGAACGGATCATCTAGCGCTGGATATGCAGATTTTTATGAGGATTCAGACAACGGTACGAACTATGTCAGGGTAATTGGACCAGCTTCTACAGCAACTGTAACACTTACGTTACCAGCAGCAACTGATACCATTGTAGGTAAGGCAACGACTGATACTCTTACCAACAAAACGTTGGCTAGTTCTGCCAATACTTTTGATAATGCAACTACATCAGCAAAAGGAATGGCGTCCTTCTCATCTGATAACTTTTCTGTTTCTTCTGGAGCAGTAACTATAAAAGATGCTGGAGTAGCCAACGCAGAACTGGCGAACATGGCTGCCAATACGATAAAGGTTAGAGATGCTAATTCATCTGGTGTTCCATCAGATAAGGCTCTTGCTACCACTCAGATACTGATAGGTGATGGTACGGGATTTACGGCTGCTGCTCTGAGTGGCGACGTTACGATGACAAACGCTGGCGCAGTTACTATTGCTGCTAACTCGGTAGATGGAACCATGATCGCTATGGGTTCAGATGCTCAAGGCGATGTGATGTATTACGACGGTACTAACTGGGCTAGACTTGGATACGGAACAGATGGACACTTCCTGAAGACTCAGGGTGCTAGTGCAAACCCGGTATGGGCTGCTGGTGCTGGTGGTGCATCAGATATAGATGATCTATCCGATGCCCTAGTAGAAAATAACTCTATCTGGTTGGGTAATGATCCTTCTGGAACGACTGATACTGCGAGTTATAGTGTTGCTCTTGGGACTACGGCATTAGATGCTATAACCACTGGGGATAACAATACCGCTATTGGTTATAATACTCTATCGGCTCTCACTACTGGTTCTGGAAATACCGCTTTAGGTTTTGAAGCACTGGACCTTGCTACTACTTGTGCTAATAACACTGCTGTTGGTCAATACGCTTTGGGTGGCGTTACTACCGCAGCTAATAATGTTGCTGTAGGTCACGAAGCATTGGCGGCCCATGCTACTGGTACGCAAAATGTTGCCGTTGGTCAAGGAGCATTAAAAGCCTCTGTAGGCACTAGTAATAATACTGGTCTTGGTGCTTTGGCATTGACTAATACCACTGGTTCTTATAATACCGGTGTCGGTAATTCAGCATTGGAGGCTAATACTAGCGCAAGTAATAATACTGCTGTTGGTTATCAGGCTCTGGAGGCTGTTCAGACTGCAGAAGGTAATGTAGCGGTTGGGGCATATGCGTTACAGGCTAGTACTGCAGCAAACAATACGGCTCTAGGTAGAAGCGCTTTAGTTGCTAATCTAGCTGGGGCAAGTAATGTAGCAGTTGGTAGAGATGCTTTAGGTGCAAATACGACAGGTAGTTATAGTACTGCGGTGGGGGCGTATGCTTTAGATGCAAACACCACAGCAAATGATAATTCCGCTTTTGGTTATAACGCTTTAACAGCTAATACAACTGGTGCGACTAATACTGCTTTGGGTCACCACGCTATGTCATCTACCACTACCGGAACAAATAATATAGGTGTGGGAGCCAGTGCATTAAGGGCAAATACTACCGCTTCTAATAATTCAGCCGTTGGCCGTAATGCATTGTATGCCACTACTACTGGTGGATCAAATACAGGTATTGGTGATAGAGCATTAGCAGCCAATACAACTGGAGCAGAAAATGTTGCTCTTGGAATGGCTTCTCTGGAGGTATCTACCACCGGAAATGGAAATACCGCTCTTGGTAGAGAGGCAATGAAAACAAATACAACAGCTAGTAGTAATACGGCTGTGGGTAATGTTGCACTAGAATACAATTCTTCAGGTGCTAAAAATGTAGCAATAGGCCAACAGGCTTTGAATGCAAATACTACTGCTAGTGATCTGGTTGCGATTGGTTATCAGGCAATGATCGCAAATACTACCGGTGCATATAATACAGCAGTAGGGTCGTATGCTTTAGACGCTAATACAACAGCAAATAATAATTCCGCCTTTGGACACTATACCTTATCTTCTTGTACAACTGGATATAGTAATGTTGCGACAGGAAATTATGCTTTAAACACCCTTGTAACCGGCAATAATAATGTTGCCATGGGTGATGGTGCAATGAGGTATCTCACTGGTAGTAATAATGTTTCTATGGGGATGCAATCCGGTCATTATTTTTCTAGCGGAGACAGTAATGTAACTATTGGTTATCAAGCAGGGATGGGTTCCTCTGGTAATACAACAGGTAATGAGAATGTAGCTGTTGGTTACGTTACTGGAAAAGCATTAACCTCCGGGTATTCAAATACTCTAGTAGGAAGAGCGGCTGGTTACGTT